CGTCAAGATCCATTTCGCCCTCTTCATCGTCCATGTCCAGGTCCATGTCGGCGGGCTCATCACCCATATCGTCCATTTCCATGTCCATATCATCGCCTTCCATACCGGGCTCTTCTTCAACATCAACCTCAAGGTCAATGTCCTTTTCGTCTGCGTAGTCTTCTACTTTCGCTGCGATGAAGTCCAAAAAGTCAGCAAGAGTGTCGCCATCGACATCGGCGCCGCCAGGCTCGCTAAGATCTCCTTCTTCCGCTTCGTCGCCTGCTTCGTCGCCTGCTCCAGGCTCTTCAAGCTCTTCAAGCTCTTCGTTTTCTTCAAGCTCTTCGTTTTCTTCAACGGCTGTCTCGTCGATGAAGTTCTCACTTAGTTTTCTAATTCCGGCCAGCTTCATAAAGCGCCGTGTGCTCTGTTCGTTAAGTAAACGTTTTTTCATTTTATGTAACTCCTTGAAACTTTTCTACATTTGGTTGTGCTGAAACACAAATCATTTCACTACTCTAAATAGTCTTAAAATTCTTGATTTTACCTAATTTTTTTATTGCCTTATCTTCTATCTGTTTCACTCTAACAAAACTGACATTCAATCTCTTGGCAACTTCGCGAAGTGTCATTTCCCCCTGAGAGTCGACGGCTTCATGTATGCAGTTGTATTCTGGCTCACTCTCAATCCATGCACGGCAGTCTATAACGGGGCAGGAGACGCCCAACTCAATACACTTTTCTAAACATTTCATAAAGAAGGTCCCTCCATTTCAACTAGATCAAATATATCTTCAATCTCGCCGGCATCAATATTAAATTTCTTTTTCAATTGCTCACCTTTATCAATCAATTTTTTAACTTTTTTAATTTTGTGCTTACCTCGCATTTTATACTTTTCTTGAAAAATGTTAAGGTAATTTATAATATTTTCATCATTTTCTAAGTATCCCGATATCATGACTCGAAAAAATGTACTCTGAGTTATTCCATCATGTTGAAGCTTGATACGTAGATCCGCTTGTCTCTTTTCCGTGTCATAGAACATAAATTTCTTACGATCTCTTGGATCTGGTACTGTTGGATCTTTCAATCTGTGTCCTTCTCTATGATCTCTTCCACCGTTGGCACTGAGGGATCATAAACATCGTCCCAACAGCCGGAGGTATCATCATAATTTATGTAATATATGCCGTGTTCATCTTTCTTAATAATAAAACAACAATTGCATGGAAGCCATGTTCTTACGGGGGGCGGATCCGCAAAGGCGGGACCGCGAGAACATTTTTGCACACCAGTTTCTCCATTCGGACACATACAAACTCTCTTGTCCCAGCCGCGGCACTCATATACTTTTGGCTTGTTACAACCAACAAACAATAGGGCTAATATAAATATGTACTTCATTTTTTCCTCATAATATGTGTGGAACTCTCTATCTGTCCTGCGGTCGACTGACGAATGAATTTAGCTTTTACTTGAAACTCTCTCAGTGTACGTACACCAGAATAGCTAAATCCACTCCTAATGCCACCCATAAGATTATCCAATATAGGAGCAACCTCTCCCTTGTAGGTAACTGTTGTTGTGACTCCTTCTGGTGTTGAAGATTTTCCTCTCCAGTCTGATTGGGCTTCGGCTGAGGCCATTCCTCTGTATATCTTATACCTTTTCCCTGTGTTGCTATGAAATGTTTCACCTGGTGTTTCCTCCGTCCCTGCTAGCATAGATCCGATCATAACAAAATCGGCGCCGGCTGCGAATGCTTTTACTATGTCTCCGCTAGTCTTGATTCCTCCGTCTGCAATGATCTTTGTAGAGTGTCCCGTTTGTGCACACTCCATTATGCTTTCCAGCGTTGGCATGCCATGTCCAGTTACAAGCCTTGTTGAACATATGCTTCCACCTCCAATTCCAACCCGAACACTGTCTGCTCCCCACTCGGATAGGGCGTTGAAAGCCTCCAGGGTCGCGACATTTCCGGCCATGATATGAATGCTACTTCCATAATTATCTTTCAAAGTTTTTATGGCGCGCTCCATGGCCACATGATGTCCGTGAGCAGTATCAATACATAAAATGTTTGCCCCCATCTTAGCTACAGTTTCTGCACGATTAAGATAATCTCCTGTGGCGCCGATTGCGACGGCTATTGGCATAGAGTTACTGTGCTCTCGCAGTTTTTTAACCACATCAGCCTGTTCACTGATCGTGTTATATCTATGGACGATTCCGAGTCCGCCGGCGTCGTGGAGAGCAATGGCCATGGCTTCTTCTGTCACGGTATCCATAGGGCTAGATATGACGGGAAGTTTAAATTTAAACTTGTCATCTAAGTCGCTACTGACATCGACCTGAGATCTGCTTTCAATATCACTGTATTGTGGTATCAACAAAACATCGTCGAAGGATAGGCTCTTTCGAAAGCTTTTAAAATTCATTTGATCACCCCTTTCTTAAGATTTTTCATATGTCTTTGGAGATACCAAATAGCTTTTTCAATATCTTGTATGGAATCGCCTTTGTGTTTATGCCTCGCAATATATTTAATCGCATTTCCGTCGTTAAAACCAAGGTCCCAATCTTCAATGGCATCGATAACTTCGATCCTCCCAGTGTTATAATGCGCCGGGTTACTGACCTTTTCTTTTTTTGGTTTACATGTTTTTTCTTTTCCACATTTCTTGCATCCTTTTTTAGTTTCCATGACATCATTCTCCTGTTCTCTAACATCTCCAAAGCCGAAGTCATGGCCAGCCAAGGCTTTTTTGTAGGGCAAATGATCTTCGCCGGGTTCAAAACTCTTATGTGATATCATCAGTCTGTACTCCCCAAGGCGCCTTGTCCGCGGGCGGACATTGTAATTGGATACCAATCATAAAGATTGCCTGAAGACGTCTCTAACGCTCGGAATGGTACAACTGGTATCAACACTACCTGTGCTATTTTGTCGCCGGGGCGGACGTGCTGTACTTGATTTCCAATATTGTGGAGATCAATAAACACTTCTCCATCATAGCCACTATCCACGCAGTGTGCGCCGACGACAAGACCTTTCTTGGCAGCCATACTAGATCTGTTCATTACCTGAAGCATAAATCCATGTGGAACTCCAAACCTAATCCCAGTTGGCAGAACTGCGTTATCTCCTGGATTCAAAGTCACAGTGTTAGTTTTTTCTGGATTGTGGAATACATCAAGACCGGCGTCGGAAGGGTTTGCTCTTTCCGGGGCTCTTGCTTTTTCTCTTACTTTAGCATATTCAAGAATCATTTTTCTCCTCCAAATGTTTTTTAAATTCTTCTACAATTGTTTTTGCCTTGTCCCAACAGTCAGGACAGTACAAGTTTACTTTCTTTTCTTGCTCTCGAACAACAACAGACCAAGACATAACTTGCTCTCTATCTTTCTTGTCAAAAGACTTGTCACATGTCATGCATACATCGCCTAGTTGTCCGAACAGCGCAACCTTTGTTGCTAGTTCTTTTTTAGCTTTCTTTTTCTTATTGCGCTTAATTTTACGAGACATATTACCCATTATAAACTCCTTTTTCCATTTGTCAACCTAAAAGTTCTTTTATTTGTATTCTTCGGATGGAAAATTAAGTTCAGCGAATTCTCCATAAAACTCTAAAGCTTTTTTGTCGTAGGCGCGTGCTGCCTTTTCTTCTCCGACAGGTGTTGGTTCGTATCTCCCCAAGTACATCCTATTAACACCGTTAGGTGTACTGCTTCCACCAATATAAGACATCCATTTGTTACGAGAATTGTCGAAGCTGACACCCTTGAATCTTGAGGAGTAATTTCCAGTCTGCTTTTTTTTGTTTGCATGATTTTGGCTGGGGGTGGCAATTCTCAGATTTTCTCTCCTATTGTCTAAACCATTGTGGTTAATGTGGTCTACATGTTCATCTTTTCTTAGTTGTCGACCTAAAATTCTAGACATAATCAAACGATGCATCTGGGGGTTGCAGCCGAGCCATTCAAGCCCCTCATTAATAGTTCGGTTGTTTTGTCTCGCCACACAGTATTCTGTGCGATCTTTTCTGCTCTGTTGGTGTCCCGTTGTCCGCCATAGTGCAACTGAAAGAACCTCTTGATCAGCAACATCTAAGAGTACTTCTCTCTCTAGGTCGTCAGAAGGCGTTGTCCTAAATACAATCAGCTCGTTTTTAATTTCAAATGAGTTTGCAGTTGAGTAATCAGCAGTTTTGTTGCGCCCGTAATTCGCCTGTGAGATGGTCTCTCTAGCACAAAGCTGACATCCGCTGCCATGTTTTTCAATATGTTTTCTAGCAGTCTGTGTGAAATCACCATGCTTTGGACATGTTATGATGATTTTGGCCTCGCGGTAGTATTCCGGCGGTCTTCTCGTCTTTTTGCCATTATAGCTATAAAGCATG